TGCGAGCTTGTCGCTTTCGCCCAGCGCTTCGGTATCGCCGAGTGCTAGCGTCTCACTGTCGATTAGCCCATCCGCATCGGTTAGTCCTTCGGCAAGTGCAAGTGCGTCACGCTCGCCTAGTGCTTCGGTTAGTCCGAGCGCGTCGATCAGTCCCTCTGGGAGCATCTCGGCTAGCCCGTCGCCATCGATCCCGTGGATCCCAATCGCGCAACCGGACTTCGCGGACTATGGTGCCACGGTCGTTTGCTCGATTACATCAGGGGACCTTACCCCATCACTTTACAGTGCATCGATCACCTGTGCACTTACCGCGGGAGTGATTGCAGCTTCCAAGAACTCGGCTCACGCCACTGCTGTATGGAGTTAAATGATGTCTTGTGATGATGACGATCAAATCTTCTACCTGAAGCGGGGCGACACTCGACCGGTTCTAGAGGTGGTACTTCGCGACCCTCCGACGTCGGGTCAGTCAGTTGGAGATGTGCACAACCTCTCGGGAGCGGATAAGGTGACGCTGCATATCAGACTTGCGGATGGGATAACGGACCTCCCAAGACTGATGACGGTCACGGACGCTCCGAACGGCGTTGTTCAATACATCTGGCTCGTGACAGACTGGGAAACTGGGAACCTTGTTGTGGGTCCGGAACTGCCGTTGGACCCAGGCGAGGAAGAGCACCGGATGGAGTATGAAGTACTTGGTCCGGGAGATGCCAGGCTCACGTTCCCGAACGAGTCGTATCACATTCTCCGGATCACAGAAGATAACGCAGACGCAACACCATGAGCGTTGACTTCAATCCGATGGCCGCGAGAATGGAGCTTGCGGAAGAGCTCTCTGGGATCCAGAACGAGCTCCAGAAGCGGCGTTGGGCTGCGGACGGATCGGTCTGGGTTCAAGAACGTTTGGGAGAGCATGTCTGGTCGAAGCAGCGGGACATCATCGACTCGGTTCGGGATTACAGACGTTCTGCCGTACACTCATGTCACGAGGCTGGGAAGTCGTTCATCGCTTCGAGGATCGCGGGTTGGTGGCTCGACACGCACAAGCCGGGCGAAGCCTTTGTCGTTACGTCAGCAACAACAGGAGACCAGGTCAAGGCCATTCTCTGGAGAGAGATCGGTCGCATGCATACGAAGGGATCGCTCGCAGGGAGAGTGAACCAGACAGAGTGGCATATTCCAGTTGTCCAGCCGAATGATAGAGCAAGAGAAGAGCTCGTGGCGGTAGGCCGGAAGCCCTCGGAATATAACCCTGCGGCGTTCCAAGGAATCCATGCCCGATACGTTCTCGTGATCTTTGACGAGGCGGCTGGGATTCCTGGTGGATCGAAAGACAAGCCGCATTCCCTTTGGGAGTCAGCGGACTCGTTGATCGCAAACGACGACTCACGGATTCTTGTGATTGGGAATCCGGACGACCCGACAAGTGAGTTCGCAAACGTGTGTAAGCCAGGATCCGGGTGGAACGTAATTGGGATCAGCGCGTTCGATACTCCGAACTTTACAAACGAACCTGTTCCTGAAGCGATACGATATCTCCTGATCGGCAGGACCTGGGAAGAAGAGAAACGCAAGAAGTGGGGAGAAGGGAATCCTCTTTACATTTCAAAGATCCTTGGAAGGTTCCCAGAGTCGACAGCAGGAGGACTGATCCCGATCAGCTGGGTCAAGGCCGCACAGCGACGAACTCTTCCTGCGAGCGAACCGGACGAGTTCGGAGTTGATGTAGGAGCCGGAGGAGATAAGAATACCGTTGCGCATCGTCAGGGGCCCGTCGTCCGAATCATTCGGAGAGACCAGGAGCCTGACACCATGCGGAGCTGTGGGAACCTTCTCCACGATATGCAAGCGACAGGAACGTCTGTTGCGAAAGTCGATTATATCGGAATCGGCCGGGGACTCGTTGACCGAGCACTTGAGCTGGACAAGCCGATTATCGGTGTGAACGTTGGAATGGCTGCAAAGAACAAGGAAGAGTACGAGAACATCAGAGCTGAAGGGTACTGGGCTCTCCGTGAGCGCTTTGGCGCCGGAGAGATCGATATCGATCCGGAGGACGATGACCTTGCTGCACAGCTCGTCGGGATTAGATTTAAGAGAAGTTCTCGAGGTCGTATCATCATCGAGAGCAAGGACGAGATGAAGCGGAGAGGGATGGCGAGTCCCGATGACGCAGACGCGCTTATGCTCGCGTATCTCCCGGAGCATCTCCTTGGACCGAAGCCTGTTGAAGAGGTTGAGATCCTATGGGGTTAGATATGAGAGCTAGTGCCATGAGGAGGATTGAGCGTGCCTGTTAATACCCCTCACAAAGAATACGACGCAATGTTCCCGAAATGGGAACGTGCGCGGGATTGCTACGATGGGTCCGACGCGGTGAAAGACGAAGGCGTCAAGTACCTACCGAAGCTCGACACCCACAAGAGACTTTCCTCTGGGGGAGAAGATCAGTACAAGGAGTACGTCATGCGTGCTCTTTACTTCAACGCCACAGGAAGGACGGTCGAGGGTCTAGCTGGAGCACTGTTCCAGGTCGCCCCGTTGGTTACAGCACCGATGGCGTTAGAACCTCATCTCGAGGATATTACTCTCGCGGGGAAATCGTTCGACCTCTTCGGACTCGAAATGGTTCGGGAAGTTCTTCTGACGGGCCGCTTCGGGGTTCTCATTGACATGCCGAATCAAGAGGTAGACGCCGTAGAGGGCTTCACGAACCTCAAGGAGATTCGTCCGTACTGGATCGCGTACCGTGCGGAAGATATCATCTCGTGGAAGACGACACGACTCGAGGGGAAGCAGCTCTTGACTCGCGTCATTCTTCAAGAGAACATCGAGGAGGAAGACGGCGAAGATCCATACGTTCCGAAGGAAGTTGAGCAGTGGAGAGTCCTGGAGCTCGTGAACGGAGTCTACACACAGTTCATCTTTCGACAGGACACGGAGAAGGAAGACACATTCATTCTCACAGACACCATTGTTCCAACACGACGTGGAGAGAAGATGCCGTTCCTTCCGTTCACGTTTGTTGGTCCGACGTCAACGTCACCGGAAGTTCAAAAGCCTCCGCTCCTGGACATGATCGATGTGAACCTATCACATTATAGGACAAGCGCCGATCTCGAGCACGGTCGGCACAAGGTCGCTCTTCCGACTCCGTGGGTTGCAGGAGCAATAGGCTCGAAGCACGGACCGCTCGTGATTGGATCCGGAGCAGCCTGGATGTTGGAGAAGGACGGTCGAGCTGGGATGTTGGAGTTCACCGGACAGGGTCTCGGTGCTCTAGAAAAGGCCACAGCCGACAAACAGAAGATGATGGGAACGCTCGGAGCTCGGTTGCTCGAGGAGCAGTCCGGTGCTGCGGAGACGGCAACTGCTGTGAACATGCGCCATGCTGGGGAGAGCGCGACGCTTCGTACGATTGCGCAGACAGCAGGGTTCGCGTTGACGCAGGCGTTGAGGGTTCATTCCTGGTGGCTCGGGACTCACGCCACGCCGTCTGACCTTCGACAGATTCAGTGTGATCTGAACAAGGAATTCTTTACGACCCGTCTGAAGCCACAGGAGCTCCAGGTTCTGATCATGGCGTTGCAATCGGATACTATCTCGATGGAGACCTTCTACGCGAATCTCCAACGTGGAGAGATCGCACGTCCGGGCGTTACGTTGGACGAGGAGATGGCTGACATTGCCGCGAGGTTCGATGGTGATGTACTTCCTGGTGAAGGTGGAGAAGACGAGGGCGAGGGAGGATCGTTCACAGTTGAAGAGAGAGATGGCAAGTATGTCGTCCTAGACAAGGACGGGAAGGTTCAGGGAACGTTCGATACGGAGGAAGAGGCGAACAAGAAGAAGGACGAGCTCTCGAAGAAGAAGCCTGCAGAAGAGGATCAGAATGCCTAAGACGATAAAGAAAGGACATCCATTCTACGGGAATCAGTATGTGACAGTTTCGCAGAGGAACCTGTCGAAAGGAGTTAGGCGTAAGGCATTGAAGTTCGCTGCATCGAAGAAGATGAAAATGTCCAAGTCTCTACGTAGGGGTCTCCTGAGATCCGCCGCAGCACCGGGTCCGGCTACAATGACTACTGGTCTACGTCGAGGTCTTTTGAAATTCGCCGCATCGAAGAGTGTAGCAACTATGTCCAAGTCACTGACGGTTCGCTCTCTTCGATTCGCCGCGAGGATATAATGCCAAAACAGCTCCATACGGTTCTCGTCGATGCCGCGGACAGACGTGAGGCCCGTTTCCGTCGTGCGTTCATCAAGTCCTCGAAACAGCTCCAGGCGGACTTTCCTCTCGAGGAGATGACGAGGATCCTGGAGACGGGGAGCCTACAAAAGGCGATCGCGTTCGTCGACGCTATGGATCTGGAGACCGTACTTGGTCCTGTCGTTGGGATCACGAAGGATACGTTTGTCAAGGGCGGTAAGGAAGGAGCGAAAGTCCTCTAGTGCCACACGACGTTAAATTCGGGTTCAAGGCTCGGAACGAGACGGCTATCGCCGCTGCGGAGAATAATGCAGCTCGTATGGTGAAGAATGTCTCTGACGAGACAAGACGCGCGATCCGCGGGATCGTTGTACGATCGATCCGCGACGGGATTCCACCACGCGACGCCGCGAAGATGATCCGGGGATCAATTGGTATGGATTCGAGACAGACTGCCGGAGCCTCGAACTACCGAGCAGAGCTCAGGACTTCGGGTCTGTCCGAGGAACGTATCGACAAGGCGTATGAGTTCTACACCGCAAAGAAGATCCGACAAAGGGCAACACGTATCGCTCGGACTGAAGTCATGGGCGCGCTTAACGCTGGATCGTTGGAGAGCTGGAAACAGGCTCAACGTGATGGGCTGCTCCCCGCGAACGCGAAGAAGAAGTGGATCGTGACGAAGGACGACGCCCTCTGTCCTGTCTGCCGACCGATGAAGGAACAGGAGCAGTCGTTTGGAAAGAAGTTTATCCTTCCGAACGGAAAGAAGGTCATGTTCCCACCAGCGCATCCTGACTGCCGGTGTACAATGGGCGACCCGTCGGCATTCAAGGCCCGGAAGGAGATGTACAACTTCGTTCGAGGATTCCTCCCTCCTCTCGCTCGGAAGTTGAAGGAAGTGAACATCCTTGCGCCCGACGATTTTATGGACGGTGGTGTTGCGGATCCGTTTACTAGGTTCGGTGAGAAATACTACCAGTCAAACAACTTCGGTTTTACTAACATGAGACGAGCATACGTTCAGATGGACTCGATGCTCCGAGCAGGGCGAATGCTTGAGAAGACGGGCTATCTCCTATCCGAGAAGATCGGGCTTATGCCTCATCCTGCTTGGGAGCCGGCTCTCTTTGCAGAAGCGATGTGGGGTGCGAAGCCGATACGTACTATCGTTACGAACCTCTCGAGTCCCGCATGGTCGTACCGCCCGAGACTCCGAGCCCTTGATGTTGTTGGCTCACCAATAATCGCCAAGATGAAAGAACATGGTCCAGAGTATATCCTCCTTCATGAGTATGGACATATGTCCTGGGGACTGGATAAGTCAGACTTCTGGGGTGGGACGGAGACGGACTGGAATAGCCGTCCTCTAACTGAAGCGCTAGAGCGACTGGGTACGAATCCTCCGATGGCAAGGCTTCGTGCGACTATGGAAGTGTCACCATATGCAGGGACGAATCTTCAGGAGTTCGTTGCAGAGGTCTTTGCACGGAACGTCATAAGCAAGTTTGTATACGGCAAGAGCGTCTTGAGTGAGTGGAGTCCTCTTAACCTGCCACGACTCCTAGCTGAGCTTTATGATTGGGTGGGAGGACCTAAGCTATGACCGGAGCACAGTGCGAGACTTGCACCCACTTTCGACTGCATACTGATAGGCTGCCAACATGTGCAGCTTTTCCAAAAGGAGTTCCGAGTGAAATCATCCTCGGGAAGAAGAATCATAGGAGGGAGATTCCCGGAGATCATGGGATCGTCTGGGAGCCAAAGAAACAGGCAGAGTACTTGATCGAACCTGAGAGTGAAGAAGATGTAATGGGCGATCCTAGGAAAGCCCTTGGTGGTGTTGAACCTGCAGATAGCTCCGGAGGGGCGAACCCCGGTGGGGCGGAAAGGGACGTATCATGAAAGTTGTAATCGCGACGTTGACAGATGTGCCAGAGGCACTACACAGTGAGTACGCGAAGCAGAGTGACGGAACGTTCCGTCTCAAGGTCGAAGGCGACATTCCCGAACTGACGGAGTACAAAACTAAGGTCACAGAGTTCCGGGACAAGAACATCAAGCTCATGAAGGATGCGGAAGAGCAAGACAAGAAGCTGAAGACGTACGAAGGGATCGACCCTTCCGAGCACACCAAGATGAAGGCACGACTCGAAGCGCTCGAGAAGAAGGGTGGGAGCGATGCAGACAACGACGCTCGGATGAGAGCTGCGGTTGCAGCGGAGACCGGGCCGTTGAAGGAGCAGATCAACACAGAACGCACGGCGCGTGAGACAGCGGAGCTGAAGCTCAAACGACGCGATCTCGAAGGGAAGCTTCGAACAGTCGGAACCACGATCAAGGTCGCGGACAGCGCGATGAAGGACTTCCTCTCTCGAGGAATGAGTGTCTTCAACTTGGAAGGCGTTGCGATGGACGGAGAGACCTCTCTCTACAGCAAGGAGAAGCCGACGGAACTCCTGGGAATGGAAGAGTGGGGGAATCTCCTCTTCGTAGAAGCACCGCATCTCTTCACCCCGTCGAAGGGTGGAGGGGCAGATCCCCGTGTTGGACAACATGGGAAGAGGACAATGGACGGATCGAACCCGGTCGAGCTCGGCCGGAATCTCGAGGCGATTGCGAAGGGCGAGATCATCGTCAACCAGTAATCGTCTTTGCATCGGAAAGAAAGGAGTAACGCGGGCGACTCACGCCGAAGTCGCCAGACCGATTCGTTCAGAGAACACGGTCAAGCCCCGGAGGGGTCGCATTTCACGGCTCTTGATTAGAAACGGAGATTTACATTGGCAGCAAATGATCTGACGAACGTCATTCCTCAACTACTCGCCCAGGGTCTGATGGCCCTGCGTGAGCAGGCGATCATGGCGCGTGTCGTGAACCGGGGCTACGAAGCGATGGCGGGCGGGAAGGGGTCGACAATCGACATTCCGATCCCCTCCGCAATCGCCGTGCAGGCCGTGACTCCGGGAGAAGTGCCTCCCGCCACGGAAGGGGTGACCCCGACGACAGTCGCGATCGCTCTCGACCAGTGGTACGAGGCGCCGTTCTACCTGACGGACAAGGACATGCACGAGGCGATGGAGGGGACGATCCCCATGCAGGCCTCGGAAGCAGTCAAGGCGATCGCGAACCAGATCGACGGAGACATCCTGGCGGAGTACGTCAACATCTATGGGTACGCGGGCGTCGCCGGTTCCACCCCGTTGGCTGCGGACCTGCAGGAGTACCTGGACGCGAGAGTCGTGCTCGCGAACCAGCTCGCTCCGATGGATCCTCGGTTCATGATCCTCGACGCGACGGCAGAGGGGAACGCACTCGGTCTGAGAGCGTTCCAGGATGCCTCGTTCAGAGGTGACACGGCCGGCATCATCAATGGCCAGATCGGTACCAAGCTCGGTGCCCTCTGGGCCATGGACCAGAACATCCCGACACACACCAAGGGGACGGAAGACGGGGCGTACACCACGGACGCAAGCGGCTACGCCATTGGCGTAGAGACGCTCACCACGCTCACAGGGTCTGGTACCATCGTTGTCGGCGACATCTTCACGATCGCAGGCGACGACCAGACCTACACCTGCACGACGATAATGGGTGCACCGGGTGCACTCGCATTCCAGCCCCCACTCAAGGTGGCGATCACGACGTCGGCTACGGACATCACCGTGAAGGATTCGCACGTCGTCAACCTGCTCCTGCATCGTGACGCGTTCGCTCTGGCGATGCGTCCGTTCGCAGGCGTCGATCCGATGAACCTCGGGAACTTCTCGAGCATGGTGGACCCGGTCTCCGGGCTCGTCCTGCGCCTGGAGGTCACGCGTGAGCACAAGCGGACCCGCTTCTCGTACGACGTTCTGTACGGGGTCGGGACGCCGCGTCCGGAGCTCGCCACTCGTATGGCGGGTTAGTCGTTTCACTGAGCGAGGGGGAGGGCTTCGGCCCTCCTCGCTCCTCCTTTTAAGGGTAAGGAGAACAAGATGTCAAGTGTGATCGTTCACGAGGCGAAGAAGAGCAGCAACCTGCGGATGGCTGCAGGGTCGCACACGACAGTCGCTGCTTCGGACGAGATCGCAACAGGGCTGAAGAAGGTCTTGTATGCGGTCGCGAACTTCGAGTCGGCACCGGTCGACGGAGCACAGGTCGCGAAAGCGGTCGTTGGTGATCAGGCTGGGACTCCTGCGTCTGGGAGTATCCTGATCGAGAGCTGGAAGGCAACCGCGACAGCCGATACCGCTGTGGTCGTGGGAACGACGTTCACCAAGCTCGTCAGCTGGATCGCCGTCGGATACTGAGGAAGGAGGTAACTTGAGCATTCTCAAGACCGTAAAAGTCAAGCTGGTCAAGGGCGGGAACGCGTGCATCATCAATGAGTCGGACTTCAATCCCGAGCTTCACACCAAGGTCGCCGGGACCAGTGTGAAGTCAGCTCCGGCTCCCAGCATCGACGAGAGGAAGAGGGCCGCTGCTAATGCGGCTGGCAAGGCAGATGCCGAGGCGAAGGCCAAGGCTGAGGCCGCAAAGAAGAAGGGATAAGGAGGCGTAACCATGCCGACGGTCATTGTAACGCCTGGCGCGGTAGATGCGAACAGCTACGCGACTGTCGCTGAGGCAGACCTGTATCATACGACGCACTTGTACGCGTCAGACTGGACAGGAGCGTCTCAGACAACGAAAGAGACAGCTCTGATTATGGCAACGCGCTTGCTCGACCACCACTACATCTGGAACGAGTGGCCTAGCACTATCGAACAGGTGTTGCAATGGCCGCGGGATGGCGTCATCGCATTCAACCAGAGGGACTGGGTTGACGTAGACGAGATTCCAATCCAGTTGAAGAACGCAACTGCGGAGTACGCGAGACAGCTTATCGCGGAGGATCGGACCGCAGACAGCTCGATCGAGACACAAGGGATCACCGCGATAACAGCCGGATCAGTTTCGCTCTCGTTCAAGAGCTCGGTCATTGCGAAGGTGATTCCGGATGCCGTAAACGATTTAATTCCCCATTGGTGGGGGTATCCTGCTGATAGTACAGGGACCAGGGAACTGATCCGTTCGTAGGAAAGGAGAGAAGATGCCAAGACGATTTAGTCGCCTATCCGGTGTCGGACGGATCGGCCTGGGCAGTACCAGCATTGCAGCGGGCATTGCAAAGATAGGGATCGGAGGAATGAGCGCCAGTCGTGGGTTCGTAGCGGGTGAGGGACTGCGAGTCGGGAAGGGCTTAATGGCTGTCCACTCAGGAGCGAAGACGATCCGGTCTGGAGCGAGACACGTTCGTGCAGGCATACGAGGAGCTCGCGGACAGAAGGGTCATCCGTTTTACGGGAATCAGTATGTTCGAGTTTCGTCCCGGAACAAAGCACGGAGGGTTCGATAGTGCCAAGACGAGGAGGCCGGAACTCCGGGGGCCGGAACAGTGGTGGGAGGAGGAGCGGAGGCCGTCGGAGCGGTGGACGACGACTTACCAGTGGGAGGAGATCTACCAGGACAGCCCAAGGTCATCCTTTCTACGGGAACCAGTACGTACAGGTTTCGAGCCGGAACAAGGCAAGGAGAGCGTAGATGCCTGTTACAAAGCGTCTTCGTGCTGCAGCGAGCCTGATTGGTCGGAGAAGGTTCTCGTCTCGGGCTCGCGCTCCTGGTCGGAAGAAGCTTCGACAAAAGGCGTCAGCGAAAGGACATGTCTTTTACGGGAATCAATATGTTCAGGTCTCAACACGGAACAAGGCAAGGAAGACAACGTCCCAACCCACGACTCATGCAACACCTACTCCTGCTCAGACGACTGCAGTGAATAGGCTTCTAGCACGAAAACGAACCAATCCACTAGAACGGCCTCGTGTAGGATCCCGGATGACTAGTACTGAGTATGCGGCGATCCAGAAGAAGCTCGGGACTAGCAGTAAGAAGCCTAAGCTAACAATGGAGCAGGCATTCGTAAAGGGCTTTCTCAAGGGGTTTTTCGCTAAGGACTAGGGAGAGAATGATGGGTGGACGACGAAGAGTCTCGAAGACGTCTCGAGCACGTGGAATCGGAAGGATTGCATACGGCGGAGCTCAGTCGTTCGTTGGCTTCGCCGGACTCTCAGTTGGTCATATCGGGGGATTGATCTTTAGTGGTGCTGGGGCGAGGAACGTCGTGAAAGGCGGAAGGCAAGTATTCGCTCGGACGGGTCGGGGATCCGGGTCCGGTGGGAGACAGAAAGGACATCCGTTCTACGGGAACCAATACGTAAAGGTGTCCTCGAGGAACAGAGCGAGGAAACGATAATGGGAAGGGCGTTCGGTGGAAAGACAAAGTGGAAGAACCCTTTCTCTGGTCTCTTCACGAAGAAGAAGAAGAAGAGCTCATTCATCGGAAGGCGTCAGCGGACACTCGGAGAACGTGCTCATGCCGCAGTGAAGAGCGGAGCGAGGATCATCCATCTGGGTAGGACGATAGGAGGACGAGTTCAGCTCGCTTCTGACGTCGGACTACTCAGGACTAGACGTACCTCATTTCTCGGAGGGAAGGGAGGAGGCCAGTCACATGCGAAGCCTCCGGTTCGACGAACGAACATACTGGGACAGAAGAAGAAGACTGTATACATTCCACGCTTCTGGGGGAACCAGTATATTAAGATCGGTGAAGGTGGTCGTGTGGCGAAGAAGTCTCCCGGGAAAAAGGCTTCTCTGGTAGGGAGGAAGTAATGGCACTGGACGACGTACTCCGATCAGGCATCGCGACGATCAACAAGGTGACGAAGAGTCTTCAGGTGAACGTCCAGCACCGAGCCTGGGTCAAAGCGAAGGGCGATGGAGAGGACAAACTTGATCCTCCTATCTTGCGTCCGGCGATTGTGGAGTATAAGAGGAGAATGGTTCGGACAGCGACTGGAGACGTTGTCCAACAGAACGCATCGATCCTCTTCGTAGAGCTCATCGAGCCGAACGGAGCTCCAGGACGACGAGAACCGATCGATCCGAGAGACGAGATCACGTTGCCTGATGGGCACTGCGGTCCGATTCTAATGGTTGTTGGTCCACCGACAGATCCAGACACGAGTCGTCCTTACATGCTCGAGGTGAGTCTTGGCTGAGTGGGAAGGGCAACGCGAGCTCCAGAAGAAGCTCAAGGCCTTGGGCACGGTACTTCTCTTAGAGACCGGGCCTGCTCTGTTCACGGAGGCGGTCGAGATCGAACAGGCATCGAGGAAGAGGACGCCTGTCGATACTGGAGCGTTGCGCGCGTCGCATGAAACGGAACGTCCAGTCGTCCAACGAAACAGCGTTTCAGTAACGATCTCGGTCGGTGGACCAGCAGCACCGTATGCTATAAAGGTCCACGAGATGGTTGAGGTCCCGCATCGAGTCGGAGAGGCGAAGTTCCTTGAGAAGTCGGTTCTCGAAGCTGCGCCCGGACTCAATGCGCGGATTGCGAGGAGGATCGATTTGAACAGGGTGGCAAAGAAATGAGTGTTTCTGACGAGATCATTACTCTCCTCGCAGCGAACAGTATCGGGGTATACGAAGTCGATCTGTTCAAGAACCGGATGCCCGAGACTCCGAACGCATGTGGATGTGTCTTCGACACTGCTGGATCCGCTCCACAAGCAGGATTCGGGTACGCCGGGATCCAGCATGAGACTCCTGGGGTTCAGATCCGGTTCCGGGGAGAGAAGAGGCAGTCGGCTGAGCCATTCGCGAAGGCGCAATCGGCATACCGACTACTCATGGAGAACTGGGGTGCCGTTCTGAGCAACACTCAGTACCTTACTTTGAAACCGCTCCAGGCTCCGTTCATCATGGACCGAGACGGGAATGAACGTGTCGTCTGGGTGTTCAACGCCCTACTCGAGAAGGAGCTTTCATAGTGGATAACTCATCTCTTGTTGACGCGAATGGTCAACAGCTCTTATCCGGAAATTGTAAGAACTGTGGTGCCCCGGATTCGGAACAGCAGTCATTGAAGTCGTTCGGAGGACACCACAGAGTCGTGTGTAAGAAGTGTGGTCACGAACTTAACCGTTGGAGGGAGGATCATGTCGAAAAAGTGTAAAGTCCTACGTAGCGGTATCCGACAGCGAGACGGGAAGGGTGGTTGGAAGACCCTGCTAGTTGGAGCAACTGTCGAGCTGTCGGATGCGGTTGCAGCCGACTTCGCTTCGGCAAGTCCTCCCATGGTTGAAGTCGTGGGAGCAGCAGAGAAGAAGGTCGAGGAGAAAGTCGAGAAGAAGAAGTCGAAGTTCAAGTTCAAGAAGAAGGAAGAAGCCGTCGAGGAAAAGGCTGCGGCTGACGAGGTCGCGAGGGAAAAGGATCTGGAGTCAGACGCTCCAGAAACCCCTCCCTCCAAAGCAAGTGAGGAGGATGGCGAATGAGCGTATTCGGACCGGCATCGGCATTCCTACTCGTCGGAGGGAGGAACATCAGCAGCGATACGTTCGTCCTCGACGAGACATTGGAGAATCTGTTCGAAGAGACTCACGGTCTCGGGGACTCGTGGGAAGAGCATCTTCCTGTCGGGATCGGAAAGATTCTTCTCGAGGCGTCAGGCGGGATCTACGATGATGCAACGGATCGTATCGTCGATGCCCTTCAGGAGAAGGGTGAGACGAAGCAGATGGTTGCGTACGGGTTCTCGGATCCAACCGGGGGCAGGGACTGCGTCCTGCTCGACGGGACGTACGCAGCGACGTGGAAGCGCATGGCGTCGAGAACAGGCCTGACGAAGGCTCATGCGATTCACATGATCAACTCGGAGTACCGTCGGGGGTTGATCATCCATGGACTGACAGCGGAAGGTGCAGACGGGACATCAGCGAGCGTCGATCTGAACAACCTGAACCGTCCTGACTATCCGATCACAGCATCGAGTATCGCCAACCCAACAGAGATTTCGTTACCAGCGGCTCATGGCCTGACAACTGGAGACGTCGTTCTGATCTCGAACCATGTAGGCTCGACGCCGAGCATCAATGGTGGGGACGGCTATCCCATCACCGTTACAGGGCTGGATACGTTCACCATCTTGGAAGACGTGACGGTCGGCGGAACTCTCGGAACGTACAAAGTCGTCTCGTTGCGTGGAGCGGAGGGACACCTTCACATCCCCGCGATCACGCTCGGTGGGTATACTGACCTCACGGTCGACATCGAGGATTCGGCTGATGACACGACATTCGCTCCGTACGTTGCGTTCTCAGCGGCGACAGCCGTTGGAGCGGAGAAGGTAGTCGAGGCAACAGTCTGTAACCGCTTTCTCCAGATCAACTGGACCTGGGGTGGAGCGGGGTCGGGTCAGTCCGTGATTCCGTTCGTCGGGATCGCAGAGACGTAGAATGGAAACAGCTGAGGATACACTCACGGCGGATCTCACGCTTCGTATTGCGCGAGGCCGAAAGGCGATCCGTGTTGTGGAGCGTCTGGCGTACCGCCTTGTATCTGATGCTGTCGGGCCGGAAGACATAGAAGAGGCCAGGAGCGTGCTTCGGCTCGCAATCGGTCTACGCCGTAAACTAGACGCTTGGAGGTAAGGGCATGGCTTATAGCAGCCCATCCGAAGTCAAGATCGAGTACGACAACGTAGGAGGGACACCAGTCGACATTTCGCAGTATGTCCAGACGATCAACGATGTCGACATCGAGTCGGTGACGGAGGAGGTCGGGTCGTTCGGAGACTCCTGGGAAGAGCACCTGCCAATCGGGATCGGCAAACTACCGATCATCGAGCTCGGTGGGATCTACGATGACATTGTGACCGTAGGTCCGGACGCTCTCTTCGCGGATCGTGCACCGGAGAACCCGAACACGGACTCGCGGACGCTCATCATCACCTGGAGGACGGGCAAGACCACGACATTCGAGACGTACCTGGTGTCGTACCGTCGTGCGGCCGATCGCAACGCGCTGACGCAGTACACGGCGCGCCTGCAGCCGACCGGAGCCGTAGTCGAGGCGTAAAAGGCAGTTAACCCGGTGGTGTGGTTTCGTCTTCGGATGAACCCCGAAGAGCCTCCCACACCACCAAGGAGGATGTACGATGTTTACGAAGAAGATCACAAAGGAAGTCGTAATCGAGGAAGACGGAAAGACCACCGGAACCGTCATCATTCGAAAGCTCTCGGCGAAGTCTCTCGGGAAGGTACGAGAGCAGAAGCAGATCGCTTCGTTCCAGCTCACGTCGAAGATGGGTTCGGACATGATCAAAGCCTTCCGGCAGACTGCAATGGAACGTGAAGAGCTGGACAAGCACGCGGCGCAGGCCGAAGACCCGACCCCAGAGGACAGGTACTCACAGTACGATCGTGACTCGACACTCGAGAAGGGAATCGTCTCATGGTCGTTCGAAGAGAAGCTCCGGGAAGGTCTCGAGGACATGGATGAGCCGTCCTCCGAGCATCTGTTCCACGAGATCATCGACCTGTCCGATCCTCCTCCGTCGGAGAAGATAGCGGAGGGAAAAGCCGATTAAGATCCTTGCACCAGCTTCTGGATGAGGATACTCCGGATGACCCAGATGTTGCACGGATCATACTCATCGCAAGGATCGCGGAAACGTTCCATCAGTTGCCAACGGTGGTTGCTCGGGACCTAGATAATGATCCCGGGCAACTATCGGTGGCATGCCTCATGGTTCTCCAGTACTCGGAAGCGTACGCAGCGGAGAAACGGGCGAAGTCGGATGATGACATGAAGGCATGGAAGGGCTCGAAGGTGATGGAAAACGTGCTCAGGAACAAGTTCGACCTGTTCACAGAACATCGGGAAGCAAGGGAAGCAAAGAGAGTAGAGGAAGAGGCCAATGGCAGGAGTAATTAATCTCGGAGCTCTCAGAACGACGCTGTCGGTATTCGACGATGTGTCTCCTACGCTCCTGCGTATGGGTCAGACCTTCGACGATACTGGGAGGCACGTCGACTCTCTAAGCGTGAAAATCGCGAAGTTCGGCATGGAGATTGGACGGGCAACCGCAGAGAACGTTGAGATCCTGAACGATCGGATGGCGAGTCTCGGGAAGAAAGCCCTGATCGCTGCTGCCGCGATTCCGATTGTGGGAGCAGGGTTCGCTCGGACAGCAGTCCAGTTGAACAGTTCGATTGCGAACGTCACATCTCTGCTCGGGGAGCTCTCGGAAGTAGAGATGGCGGAGACCGTCGATGGTATGAGAGAGGCGATTCAACGTCTCGCTCTAGAGACGGGGTCTTCGACACAGGGCGTTACAGACGGCCTGTACGAAGTCGTGTCAGCTCTCGAGTTCACGGAAGATTCGTTCACTCAGCTAGAGCTCGCAACGAAGTCGGGAGTCGCAGGTCTATCAACGACACAACAGAGCTTCCAGCTCTTGTCGGCAGTCACGAAGGCGTATGGAGATACGAGCGCAGCAGCGTTTACGAAGGTCTCGGATCTCGCATTCCAGACGGTCAAGTTGGGCCAGACCACGTATCCAGAACTCGCAGCAAGCATCGGTCAGGTCGCTCCAATTGCGAACGCGATGAGTGTCTCGATGGAAGAGATGTTCGCGATCACAGCGGCCGTCGCAGGACAGACAGGCAGCACGTCCATGGCCATGACACAGATGGCTTCGGCGCTCGCTGGACTGTCATCGCCAACGGACGACTTGAAGAAGGTGTTTAAGGAGCTCGGGGTAGAAAGCGGAAAGGCAGCGATCGAACAATTCGGCTTTGCGAAGACCTTGGACATGGTCGTAGCGAAGGCGAACAAGATGGGCGTCTCGGTTAAGGACCTCCTCGGACGGAAAGAGGCTTGGCTCCTGACGACAGGTCTTGCCGGGGACAAGATGGTCGAGTTCGGGAAGAAGATGGACGGGATGACCAAAGCGGCGGCCGCTGGAGGAAGTGTCCTGCAGGAAGCATTTGACAGGCAGACCGATGGAGTGAACAAAGTCGGGTTCGCCTGGATCAGGTTGACGGGGTCGATTAAGATTGCGTCCGAGAAGATCGGGGAGCTCCTTCTCCCTCTCTTCGGATTCATCATCGCCATTTTCCAAAAGGCCATGGACATATTCAATGCGTTTATGGATGTCCTTGGAAAGATTCCGAATATCGTAAGAACGGTCATCGTCGGATTCATATCACTCGCTGCGACGTTCGGAGGGCTGCTCCTCTCGTTCAGCTCGATGATCAAGCTGGCCCTTCTCCTAGCCGCGGCCCTCGGGAAGCTCTCGATTCACGTACTTGTGTTCGGGGGGATTAAGACAGCTCTTACCCTTCTCGGTGCTGCGATCGGGGGTCAGATCGGTGGCTGGCTCGTCTGGACAGCCGGAGTGAAGACCGCCTCAGCTGCAATGTGGGGGTTACAGAAAGCATCAGCCGCGTTCATGGGGACGACGGCAGGAATGACTCTCGGCGTACTCGCAGCCGCAGCCGCAGGAGCAAAGCTCGGTTCCGCCCTGCTCGAGGCCGGGGATAATATTCAGGGGACGAACGATCATACCCGACAGGCAATTCGAGAGGTCGGACTTCTTGAAGGAGCCTGGGCCTTGCTCGGAGATGCACTCTCAGGGTTCGGTCCGCTCTTGGACCGCATCGGACAGTTCTTCGAGGACTTGCTCGGACCAGTCGGGAAGGTGTTCTCAGCGATTACGTCATATGTGAAGTTCCTCGGGAAAGGAGCTCTCTCGCTTGTTTCCATCTTTGGAGACGCGATCAATGCACTCGGGAACACTCTGTACGCCGTTGACGAAGCTCAGAGACAGGCTACAGAGGGTCTATCTGAATGGGCAGCTGAGATGCGGAAGGTTCATGAGGAGGTTCAGAAGAGAGAGGCTGATGCCGTTGCCGAGCAAGCGCGTCTGATTAAGCTCGGGAAGAAGGACGTAACGATCGAAGACCTCGTTCAGAAGTCGTCCTCTGAGGAGACGATCAAGAAGGCACAGGATATCGTCGGCGAGACGATGAAGATTCTTGACCTTGCAACGGCGTATAGGGTCTTGGCAATTGCAGAGGCCAAGCGCGCGGTGATCGCGAAGGAACAGGAAGCGGCAGTCGAGGCGATCACTGGGCTTAAGGCGAAGGAGAAAGCAAAGAAGCTTGCGGAGGAAGCGGCTGAAGCAACGAAGAAGCATGCAGCGGCCGTACGAGACCTCGCAGACGCGTTCCGTGGAATGCCGGATCTCGATACGATAGCAATGACGCTCGAAGCTCTGGGTCAGGTAGACCTTCGGAACATGCAGCCAGCACAGATCGAGGCCTTGGCGAAAGCCTTCATGGAATGGGAGAAGGCTGGAGTCGCGGTTACGGCCGAGATGGAGGAAGTGATCCAGGCCTGGTTGCTTGCGGATGCGGAGGCACAGGCCCTTGCACTCTCGATCGAGACGGTGAATCTCGAGCTAGCAGAGCAAGCGAGGATTGCAGGATTGCTCGGACCGGGTCTCGAAGGACTGAAGCAAAGCTTCGCTGATATTGGGTCCGCTGTAGGAGGCGAGGGCGGGATCGAGATCATTGACAATGTCAAGTTGATGGAGTCGATTCGTCAACTCGACGAGCTCTCGAAGGTCGCAGAGGCGAATAACGTAGAGATCGAGGGTCTTGGCAGGCTCTCTCTGGAACTGCTCTCTGAGGCTGCGAAGCGTGGACTCGACCTAGAAGGAGTCTTCGAACGGGTCGCGGACGAGGTCGAGGAAGGAGCGAACCAGATCTCCAAGATGGAAGGGGCGATGATGGGGATCTCGTTCCTCGCCGGAGCCGTAGGAGGACAGTTCGGAGAGATGCTCCAGGCAGTCGATGGCATCGCGTCGGGCTTCGACGATTGGAACGATAAGCTCACGACCTCGTCGGATAAGTTCAACATGATTGCTGGAGCCGTCGGACAGATCGGCGGAGTCATTGGAGGGACCGCAGGTTCCACGCTCTCTGGAGCAGCCGGTGGAGCGATGACCGGATTCGCGGTTGGAGGACCGATCGGAGCAGTCGTCGGTGGAGTCATCGGCGGCGTAATGGGGTTCATGAAGGGGAAGAAGCAGAAGGAAGAGGAACGACAGAAGCAGATTCAGGACTCGCTGACCCTCCTCGGGGATACTGCCTCGCAGATCGAGGACCTGATCAACGAGAAGCTCGCTGCGGGAGTGTCGGGACTGTCTTCGATGTTTGGAAGACTTGCTATGGATACGAATCTCACGCAAGAGCGTTTGGACAACATGGGAATAATCGGAGTCGCCATGTTCCAGACGTTGAGAGACGAAGGGTACTCGGTCGTCGAAGCAATGATGGCGATCGGAGATTCGCTCGATCAGGCACTCGCGACAGCAGAGGAGCAAGGCCTCGCGTTGACAGGAGTCTTCGGACAGCTCGCCCAGTTCCGGAATCTTGTCATGGACAATCAGGAGCTTGTTGCAGGGGTCGAAGGGATGAGTGCCGTGTTCGAGGCGCTCCGTGCGACAGGGAACCTGACACAAGAGACGTTCAACGCCTTACGCAACGAGATGATCATGGGCTACGACGACATGATCGAAGCTGGGTTCACGGCGGATCAAGCACTTGCGCTCATGGCACCGACGCTCTTGCAAATCCGGAATGCGGCGAGGGACGGACAGATCGCAATCGACGCAGAGACGCAGGCATTGATCGATCAGGCAGAGACGGCAGGGCTCTTCGAAGGACTCGAGGACCCAATGGAGAAGCTCGTCGAGTTGCAAGAGCTCATGTTGTTGACCGTCTCCGCACTTGTAGATGTATTCGGAGGACAGTTGCCTGCGGCAGTTCAGACGTACATCGATTCGATTAATAGGATTCCACCCGTTCCGACTCCTCCGGGTGGAGTTCCGGGTGGGGCGCCTGATGGAGCAGCACCGCCGAATCCTCCTTCGATTCCGCGGGATGAGTATAATCCAGACTTCGAGGCACAGAGTGGATTCTTCTCCGGGTCGATGCCTGTTGGGCCAAGGCCAGGAGGAGGGACCGATCTTCGAGTGCATCCAGGTGAGCGTGTTTCGGTTATGCCTGAAGGTGCAGGAGCAGCTCCTATCGTCAACTTGCATATCAACGAGAACCCGATGCAGACGGCTGAGACGACGCAACGCATGAGAGAGTTCACGGTTGAGACAGTTGATCGGAAACTCGCAACGCACCTTGCGGAGCTTGTTGCCGCGGGGGAGGCGTAAATGCAATCAGCAGCGTTGGTAGAGGCACGACGGAAAGGCTCAGAGGTGTATCCGGTCCTTGACGTTGTCTGGGACGTCCGAGGATATACTCCAGCAGCACGAGGCGTGTATTCGCCTTCGGCTCGGGATACAGACATCGGACATGTCACGGCAGTGACACGGCCAGGAGGCTGGGCAGAGATTGCATACGGCTCTGGGATCAGGAAAGGCAAGCTCGACGCAGTCACGACAGAAGTCTCGATCTCAGACATTGATCGGACGTTGATCGATATGCTCGAGACGTACGATCCTCGAGGGAGTGCTGCGAACATTCGTTGGGCGTCTCCAGGATTGGTCTCGGCCGATTGGGAACCAGTCTTCGTAGGGATCGTGTCGGACTGGGCCAGAGAGGGTCTGTACACCAAGCTCGAGTTGAAGACAGATGATACGGTCCTTCGTACGATCGTGCCTTCAGCAGTCTTCTCGAGGACGGAATGGCCTTCGACGTTTGAGGGAACGATCTTCGGAACGCACATGCCTTTAGTTACTGGGATCCATGACGCGTTTCTTCTAACAGCACGAGGAATGCTCCCTGCGGTGAACATCCGGTATGACAAGGACATCGGGTACTGGTACCTGGCGTCCCTCGGAAACCTCGTTGACATACGACGGATCTACTACGACGGGGATGCCATAGACGCCAGCGCCTGGACGATTCGCCGTGGCACCTGGGGTGCGAACAACATTACGATCATCGAGATCCTCGATGGGTTCCAGCCAGACGAAGGAGTCGTCGTTGCGTTCGATTGTGAGGGACCCGATGCCGACGGCCTCGCGGTTGGACCGACGTTGCTAGGTCCGGTAGAGCAGCTCAGGATGATTCTCCAAGAGTACGTGTATCGGGATCCACCTCTCATGGGGTGGGTTGGAGATCATCCGATCATCGACGATGCGTCGTGGGACGAGGCGGCTGCGTTCTTCAACGCCCGAGGATATGACTGTGGACGACGCTTCGGCGGATCGCAGAATGCAGAGTCAGCAGCTCAGGTTGTTCAGTCGTTCTTGGACGCGTATCCGTTTACACGGATCTGGTGGACACCTCTCGGAACACTCGCGCTCGGGGTTATAGACCCGGATGACGTGGATCCTGACGATTCGCTCTGGTTCGATCTACAGACACACGGGGAAGGTGGACAAGTCCCGTTTAAGCCCGGGGATCGAAGAGAGGTGTATACGCACCTCAAACAACCGTACATGTTCTCGAGCGCGGACCAGAAGTATGAGTCCGCGTATGAAGCACATGACGTTGCAGCGTTGCCCGAGAAGGTGATTCTGAACATTGATAACCCGTGGACTCAGGCGAGGTTCAATAACGAATGAAACGCCAGATTGATCTACCAGCAGCAGCACAGACCGTTCTTACTGGCGGCTCGACAGTGTTCCCTGGGTCGTCCGGGTATATTAACCAGAACACTCCGAAGCAGAACCTCGCGGTTGCGTGGAGCGACGGTATAAACTCGACGTACTGGGCCTCGGCCGCAGTCTTCGGACCTACGACAGGCCGTGTCTCGTTCGCTCCAGCACCGACGCTCGTTACGTTCACGAAGATCACTCTCCGGACAGCGTGGGACTATGGACAGGGTGGAGCGAACAGTTGGTTCTTCCCTCCACAGAACAACCACGGGCCGATCCTGACGATGCACATGCTCGGACGTGCAGGCGCGCAGATCAACGGTCCGTCACACCAGATTTCAGGATCGGACATTGGCGGGATGAACGTGAACTTCAACACGAATCCTGGAGTGTGGAAGCTACATGCAATGGAGTGGGAGCTCCTCTCGCATCCTGAGGGCGGACCGTTTACACTTGACGATATCAATGCGTTACAGACAGGAGTTTCTCTACAGACGCATTCGATCCGGATTGCGGATGGAAGTAAGAAGAGGCCGTTTCAGCCTACCGGCTTTGAGCAGTGCCGCGTGCCATACTTCCAGGTCCTGATCGATGTGATTGATCTTGGAGGGTTTATTGAGAATGTCAGGAACAGTACGTCGACCTCACTCCGTTGGTTCCGTCGAGCAAGGAATGCGATAGAGCCCGAGTCGTTTGCGGACAGGGCGATTGGGAACGTGGGGTCACGCGTTTACCTCTCGCATCCTCGAGGACCATCTGTCGGAGGGAACGGCTGGGGGAAGAGACGTCTCGAGCGCAGGTCAGGACTTCTTCTCAAGAGAAAGATCCTTCCGGAGTCGTTCAAGATCCGGGATGAGATTTTCGATCTCCGTGCGTACCAGTGTCTCGGCTGGGCAGCATACAGGATTGATGGGGCGTGGAGTCCAGAGATCCAAGGTCTCGCACTCGTGGACAAGGGAGAGGGGTATACCCATACTCGAGACCAGGATGGTTGGTCACAGCGTCCTGGAGACGGGGTTCTCATGCGGGTGATTGAGAATTATCCGAACGTTTCGTTCCACGGGCTTGCAGCTCAGGGTGGAGGGGATGATTCGATCTGCTTCCGGAACTACACAGTGATAGAATCCGGATGGTCGACCGTAGCGTCGAGCGGAGAGTATACGGCGACGACCGAGGCGAAGGTCTATCTCGTTGAGGAACAGGGATTCGTACAGAGCGCGAAGCTCGTGTATGGACCAGCGGGTGGACAAGGAGGACAGGAGCAGAATATAGGAACGCTTCCTTTCGCATCTGGAGACTTCCTACACCTCAGGATCATCATTAAGAACACGTCGGTTCCGACACCCGGCTCGCAGAATGCGGAGTGGGGGCTACGCCGAGAAGGAGGAGGACTTGGATCACCACAATGGTGGGACGACGCGACGCGGACCTGGACTACCGAGACAAATAATGCTATACCGTCAGATGCACCGTTTGGAGAAGTTGTGGTTGACGCAATTCCTCTCGACGCAGGAGGAGCGTCTTCGGACCCTACGTACCATGTTAGGATTGGACGGTTCTCGGCAGACCTCCTCGACGTCACATTCAACGCCGCGCTCGTAGATATACAGCACACGGATTCGACAACTGCTGGGGCGAGGACTCCAATCATTACGCTCGATGCTCCGGTTACGAGAGTCGAAGACGTACATCGTATGGTCAATGGAACGGGCGATAACCAACTCTGGGACTATACAAGAGGAGTCGCAGTTGTAGAGATCCAACCGTTCTGGAGAGCAGATGATCTGCCGACTGATCAGGTCAGGCCGTTGATTCACGCGTTCCATGAAACGGACTCGTACGACGCGATCCAGTTTGTTGCGAAGACCGGGTCGGATGATTTCATTCGCTTCGAGCGGGCAGTTTCTGGAGAAGCTACGTTCACCCTCGACTCTCCGATTCCGTCGCTCGACATTACACGAGCGCACGTTCTTCGGGCGTGGGCACGATGGCTCGGAGCTGACGGCTGGACTGAATATGCACCGTGGAGCGTCGAGGTTGGATGGGCAGTCCTTCTAGAGACAGACGGATCGCTCGTCGCAACAGGCTCCGCTCTCGGAGTGTTCACGTTCCAGGGAGATGTGTCAGCTCGCGACTGGATCGGAATAGGAAGCGACTCGACACGGTTCCTCGACGCCTACGTTCGGATGTGGGAGACGCGTCGGAATCCCATTGACGGACTCGAAGCAATCTGGAGGATTTGATGGCGATAACAGCAAGAGATATCGACGCAATCTACAACGCGATCAGGCCTCGTCTACAGAAGCTGGGGACCGCGGGGTCGAGCGCAAGTGGTGGAGGCGGAGTCAAACCGCATACCCATTCGACTGTAGCTCCGCACGGACACGCGGCGTCTGAGATCAGCTTTGATCCAGCCGTGAACATAGCGTCGACGAACGTCCAGACGGGCATGCAAGAGCTAGACACGGAGAATCTGGCTCGAGATGGAACGCAGCCCATGCTCGGGAATCTGAACATGAACTCGTTCCAGATTTACCAGATCCTCAACCTCCTGATGAACGGGGGAGTCGGGAACGCACAGCTCGATCAGGTTCGCCGGATCATCATGACCGGGGACTATGCGGCGGATGGTGAAGCGCACCTTTCAGGTACCGAGAGAATTACGTTTAACCACAGGGTCAGGGAATCGATCATTGATATTCTTTCTCGGATCCATTTCAACACAGACGTGACACCTGACACGCATTATACGAAAGCCGTGGGTCGTATGTCCTGGAGTACGTTGGAGAAGACAATGGTGCTTCACGTAGCGTCTGGACCAGGGAGCTAGAATGCCTCCTTCCCCAAGTCTTTCACCTAGCGCGAGTATCAGTCCTTCCGCGTCGGAGTCGTTTAGCGTTTCACCATCTGCTTCTATTAGCCCATCTGCTTCTATTAGCCCGTCTGCTTCAGCGTCTGCGAGTGAGAGCTTCTCGCTCTCGCCTTCTGCATCGGTCTCGGCCTCGAAATCGGCCTCGCTAAGTCCGAGCCCGTCGTCCTCGCCTTCGATCTCGCCGTCGGCTTCCGTGTCGCCCAGCATCTCTCCATCGGCTAGCGCTTCCCCGAGCGTCTCGCCCTCCGCCAGCGACTCCCCGAGCGTCTCTCCGAGCGCGTCGATTAGCCCCTCGATCTCTCCCTCCGCCAGCAAGAGCCCGAGCCTGTCTCCGAGCGCATCAATCTCGCCCTCGTCGAGCGTGTCTCTATCGCCATCAGCCTCGGTAAGTCCCTCGGCCTCGCAGTCGATCTCGCCAAGCCAATCGCTCTCTCCCAGCCCGTCGGCGTCTGCCAGCGTGTCCCCGAGCTCGAGTACGTCGGCATCGCTGTCGCCCAGCGCCTCCGTGTCTGGGAGTGGATCGTTGTCTGTGTCGCCGTCCGCGTCGGAGTCGATTTCGCCGAGCGCGTCTGTGAGTCCGAGCGCTTCGTTGAGCCCGTCAGCGAGTCCGAGTCCAAGTCCAGATGAGGACGTTGCCACGATCGCTCATGGTTGGGTTTCGAGACAAACGAAGGCGGACAGCGAGGGAACTGGTGGCGTACCGCCTGTGCCGGCCGGTAACCGTCTGATGAGCTACGGGCAGGGCGCGTTTCTTGAAGAGAATTTCATGGGGCACTACCCCGCCGCCACTCACCAAGACCTCCTCGTGGCGCACGTGAAGTGGTTGATGGGTGGGCAGTCGACAGGACTCGTTCTTGTCTCGGACGTTCACGTAGACCTCAGCTTCTTCGATGAGGACGCGGTATCCGTTATCGAGGTTGGAACCACCGCTCGTGAAGCGCTTACGGACGCCGGCTTCACGATCAGCGCCAGTTCGGACGACGAGCAGAAGATCACCTATCCGGAATTCGACGTTGCTATCATTGGGATCGACCATACGTTCGCGACGGACCTCACGAACAACGACAAGCAGGACATGCTCTACGATTTCATCTTCGCCGGCGGCGCTCTCATCACCACCAGCATCAGTCAGCCCTACATGACCAACCGCTTTTACACGAAGGTTCCTATCAGCCTCGGGCACTCCACGCCCAGCGTGAATCCGGGCGAAGACTTCGTGAGCCTCACTGATGCGACGGCGAAGAACGCGACCATCTTTCCCCCCGGCATGTCGATGCACCGGAAGCTGTCGGGATGGGTGAACCTGAACGACATCTTCGAAGACGCCAATCACCAGCTCTATCCGGCGGACGACGGGTTCGGCCCCGTTCATACCAACCGGTTCGCAACTTTCTCGGGACACGGTGACGCCTAATGGCTGATATTCCTAAGTTTACCGTCGTGAAGACCACCGGCGCCACCGGCCGCCTTACGACCGTTCAGGCATACGACCCGACCGAGGACGTGGCACCCGCGATCTCGATTGGTAACAAGATTCTCGGCGTGACGCTCACGCCCTCGAACGACCCCGAGGTGACGGCGGTGCTACGGGATGGATACATCCGTGGAGTGAACAGCACGACCCTCACCGGATGGGAGCCCTCGCTCGGTGCACAGATATGGTGCGGTCCTAACGGGAAGCCGACGACGACTCGTCCGGCGACAGGCGTCCTCGTGCTGGTCGGAACGTACATGGGACAGGGCGACGTCGATGTCCACGTGCGAGTGCTTCCCTCCATCGGCGAACTGTCCTTCGTGAAGCGCGAGATACCGGAGCAGTCGGACGTCTTCGTCTTCGACGTGGCAGAGGGCCTCTTCGTTCCGAGGATACTAGATCACGGTAACGACCTCGTCGGACTCGAGGATGACGACCATTCACAGTACAGTTTAGAGTCAGACCTGACGAACCTCTTTCTCTTCATGGGAGCGAATTAGATGCCTATCGAGTATAAGGTACTGGCACAGAGTACGCCGGGCGCAACTACTGTCACGGATATCTATACCGTTCCCGCGGATACGACAGCGATCATCTCGTCGATCGTGGTCTGTAATAGAGCCGCCGTGCCGAAGACGTTCCGAATCTCGATTGCTCCAGCTGGCGCGGCGGATACGATCGTCCATTACATTGCGTATGATGTTACGATTCCGGCGAATGACGTTGTCTATATTCAGATCGGGATTACGCTCGCGGCGACGGACGTTATTAGAGCGTATGTCGAGTCCGCGGATATTTCGATCAACGTCTTCGGGTTGGAGAATTCGTAATGGGAATGCAGAAGCTGTCCCAGCAGATCATCGGCGGCGGCGGCGCCGGAGGGGATCACGCCCTAGACACCCATCTCGATGCGACCGACATCACCGACAACGATGTTTCGATCTCCGCACATGGCCTGACACCGAAGCTCTCAGACGTCGTAACACAGTTCCTGAACGGAGAGGGCGCGTGGACTGTTCCAGCTGGAGGCTCTGGCGGCGACCCTGGAGGCTCGACCACAGAGGTTCAGTTCAACGACGCAGGCGGCTTCGGGGGCGCGGTTCATGCAGTGGTGGACGGCGACGACTTTCTAAAGGTGCTCGGCGGGACGAGCGACAACCCCCACCATCTTCAGCGCGCGATCTGGCAGGGGAGCCTCTGGATTCTGAATGTCAACTATACGAACGCCTCCCTCGGGATCGGGATGGCGACAGGTCAACAGGGCGGGCAGCAGACCGGCAAAGCGCTCTCCACCACGAACATCCTCCGGTCGATGCCTGCGCTCGTGAGATGGCCGGGCACAGCAGCGGGGCTCTCGTGGGTGGGCTCCGCCCAGCGCGCCTTCTGGCGGGGCGATGCCGCCGGCCTCGGTGGATTCTGGTTTGCGGCTCGTGTTGGATACGACGCCGACAACGATACCGAAGCGCTACGGCGCTTTGCCGGCGTTCTGCAAAACCCCGCCTCGGTGTCACAGTTCAACACCGCGTTCGTCAACTGCGCGGGCTTCTCGCATGAGGACACCGGCGAGTCCAACTGGATGTTCCGCCACAACGACGGGAGCGGAAGCCCGACGGCCGTGGACACGGGCCTCGCCCACGCGGGGAACAAGGTCTACGACATGCGGATCTTCTGCCCGCCGAACGGGAGCACGATCTACTGGTGGATTCAAGAGGTGAACGGATCGTCTGCGTCGGGCTCGGTCACGACCGACCTTCCCACCAATACGGTTCTCATGTACGGACTCTGCTGGTGTCGGAAGGACAGCGCGTCCCTCCGCGGGAATTTCCATATCATCGGCGCGATGGCCCACAGCGCAACGTAGGAGAAGGAGAAAAGTATGCCTGTCGTATGGCAGTATTCGATCGGGAACCTCGCGAAGAGAGCACCTGCGGCTCCAGAGGGGGTTGCTCCTGCAACGGAGGACGCCCTTCTCCCGTTCGTGAATCTCGCAACGGGGTTTCCGGACGAGCAGGGAGGCTTTGCGTGGCGCTCGGACGGGGTCTACGATGTAGACTTCGATCTGAACCTACTCGCGATCACGTCTGCGAAGGCCGATGCACCGACAGGGTGGTCTGATCTCCTGAACGTTGTAGCGGGCACGCCGGGGCTACCAGCGAATGCACCGGACTGGGGAGGGTACGGATCTCGATCGAGTGTGCTTCGCTTCTACCAGCCCACGATGCAAGACATCGAGGTCATGCCGGGAGAAGACTTTACGCTCGGGATCGGACTCTACTTTCCATCGACAGCATCAGGCTCGACAGGTACGCGCGTGCGAGTAGTTGACCTCTGGTCGGGGAAGGGATGGAATGGATCAGCGTGGGTAGATGGAGGGATCGTCCTGACTCAGTCGTCGACAGATGCATGGTCGGATGTGGCGGAAGAGATCATCGCGGATGTGGGCAGGACGGAACGTTCGACGTACCGAATCATCGTCGAGCCGATCGCAGCATCGTTCGATACGACAACGTTTGGGTATGCGTCAGGGAACGGTGTGGATGGATCTCCAGCTCTGATCGGAGAGGCGGATGTCATGGCCGTTATTGGACATAACATTCCGGACGACGCAGTCGTCGCACTTGGAGCTACGTCAATGACTCCGGCGCCCCCATCGTTCTACGCAGCTGATACATCGGTTTACACGCAGACATGGAGACTGTCGATTGACATGCCCTCGGGGAATCAGGTACGGCCGGTCATCGGCGAAGTGTGGATCGGAAAGCTCCGGACATTCGCAGAGAGGCCACAGCTCCCGACTTCCTTGCTGGAGGGGGATCCTACCCAGATCAGGGTTGAAGGGGCAAGGGGGCGTGTTGAGATTCTTTCCGATATCGGACGGTATCCAACCACGATACTGAGTTTCCGGTTTAAGATTGCAACTGATGTTCCGTACATTCAAACACGGGACGAGCTGACAAGAGGAACGAAGTTCGGGGTTGAGCCGCTTTTGTTCCTCCCGGACAGCACGTTCGAGGGATCAGGAAAACTCTATCACGGGCGATTTGGGAAGGACGTTACGTACACCCGCATTCACAACGGCTGGCGTGAGTTCGGTCTTCCTTTCATAGAATCGCCTCTCGCTGGTCTGTAGGGACCGAGCAGCTCTCCGGCGCGTTTGAAGTTGCCGGTTCCGAGCGCCCTGCGGACTTCGTTCAGGTCGATGCTCGAGTGCCGTTTCACGCTGGGCCGAGGCCGTTTCTCGTCCTTCCGATGACAATCCCAGTCGCAGAGAATACGTCGTGGGATCTCTTGTCGCGTAACGTGTGAGTGCTCCCGGCAGACCGGCTGGTCACACATCGAGCACAGGCCGATGACGATCGTACTCTTACACCATCGGCAGATACGGAGACTCGGTCTTACTCTGGTTTCTTGCATCCGTGTACCTCCTGCCACTCTTTCATGTCTCGGGCGACCTGACGGACCTCCTCCGTTCGATCCGTATTCACACCGTGCATTGTGCACTGGATCGCGTAGAGGTTTACGACGACTGGAGCGAGGAGGTCTGACGCCCGGAGAGTGAAGACGGGTTCCCCGTCGGCGACGTCTATCATTTTCAATGAAATGCCTCCCTGATGGTTTTGTTAACTTCCTTCCGGTCTTCAGGCGATGCCAGGATCGCCTTGACCTCCTTGTTTGATAAGGGAAGAGGATAGCCCATGCTCTTCAGATCGGGATAGGCCTTTTGCAGCCAGTCAACGTCTCGCCTACGTAGAGCTCTTCTTAGCCGCATCGTTTTCCTTTCTCAGTTTCCGGGCTCTCTTGTAGACAGCGGAGTATGAGAACTCAAGCTGTTCGGATACTTTCACCGCCCCGTGTTCGTCTACGAGGGCGAGAAGGTCGTCATCGGGCGGCCAGCGGGGATCTCTCTTCCGATTGGCTCCGCCACGAGGACGTAGTGGGATCTTGACTCGGCGTAGAGCGTCGCGTACAGCACTGTGACTTGATCCGAAGCGGTCTGCAAGGATGTTGATCGAGAAATGCTTTCCGAGGTAGAGATCCGTCCACATGTGCAGTTCGCTTTCGTAGCCGAGCCGCTTTGCGACGGTCGACCAATCGATCATCATGCGAGGAGTCCTCGGAGGAACTCGATGTTGTGCTTGACCGTGTCGTCCTGTTCTTTTGTTATTCCCGTTAGACCGAGGAGGTCCTTCGACGCGATCGGAGCAGCGCGGAGAGACTTGATGTCACCATTCGTGAACGCTCGTCCGAGCAACCCCCATTTGATCGGCTTTGATGTGTCAACGGAGAACGTAATAGCTTCCAGCCGAGGATCGTCTGCAAGCCAGCGCCAACCGAGGAGCTCGTGGAAGGAGGACATGCCGAGGAGATGGATTCGAGTCCATCCCGGAAGCTGTTCGAGGTACCACGTCAGACGGCTTCTCCGGTATGGCAAGCAGAGCATCGCCGCGGGACGCACCTTCTCGATAAAGGCGAGCCGGTCT